AAAACTCATGAAAGATTATCATTAGTAATAGAATGGTATAATGCTTGGGCTTTAATAGAAAATAATATTTCATTATTTATTCAGTATATGATATCAAAAAAAAGACAAAGATATCTTGTACCTAAAGATCAGATAATGTTCTTAAAAGATTTAGCTTCAAATAGAAGTGTATATCAAGAATATGGATGGAAAAATACTGGTGTCTTATTTAAAACACATTTACTTAGTTATTGTGTAGAATATACTAAAGAAGAAATAGATGTTGAAACTGAAGAAGATGGTACAATAATTAAAACAACCTTTGGAATTGAAAGAATTCCTGATCCTATGTTGCTTACAGAAATGCAGCAATACCAACCTGGTCTTAACGTAGATAGGTTAGTTGCTTTTTCTGCATTAGTTGCTTTTATGAGAATACAGCAGTCTAATAGAGGATATATGAAAAATGTTATTATGGATGATGCAAGTAAAAAGTTGCAAAATTCAGATAATTTGTATAAATTATCACATACACCTTTCCGAAATATAGGTAAAGGTATAAGAGTTAATGGTAAGTCAATAAAGAGATCTCCATTTAAAAACCTAAAATAAAGATGCAAGTACAAAATGCAATGCAAATAAAGAATGGGGCTAAACAAAAACATAATCGTTTAGGTAATGTTACACAACCTCTACAGTTTATTTCTAAAAAAGATAAAGATGAACAATGGGCAGCTTGGAATCTTGATTGGTTAGAATGGAACGGATTAAAACAAATTAAAAAAAATGCCAGACGTATAATGAAAAATTATAAGTTGGCCAAAGGTTTAATTGATAAATCAGACTATATAGTTGAAACAGATCATGAGCAACGTGAACTTGTAGAATTACTTACAGAAGAAGATTCATCAGCATTAGAATTAAAGTTCTATCCAATTATTCCAAATGTTATTAATGTACTTACAGCAGAGTTTGCTAAACGAAGCACTAAACTTACATACCGTGCAGTAGATGACACATCTTATAATGAGATGATGGAACAAAAAAGATCTATGGTTGAAGAAGTTTTAATGGGTGAAGCTGAAATGAAAATTGTAGCATCTTTACTTGAACAAGGTTTAGATCCGGAATCTGAAGAAGCACAGCAACAACTTGCACCAGAAAACATAAGAACATTACCAGAAATAGAATCTTTTTTTCAAAAAGACTATAGATCTATGGTAGAAGAATGGGCAAGTCATCAGCATAAAGTAGACATTGAAAGATTTAACATGGATGAACTTGAAGAAAGAGCTTTCCGTGATATGTTAATTGCTGACAGAGAATTTTGGCATATGAGAATGATGGAAGATGATTATGAAGTAGAACTGTGGAATCCAGCTCTTACTTTTTATCATAAGTCACCTGATGCAAGATATATTTCTCAATCTAACTGGGTTGGAAAAACTGATATGCTTACTGTAGCCGATGTTATTGATAAATATGGATACTTGATGGACGAAGATCAGTTAGCTGCATTAGAAGCTATCTATCCTATCAATGCGGCAGGATATTCAATATCAGGATACCAGAATGATGGTTCATTTTATGATGGTACAAAATCACATGAATCAAATACTAACATGCCTTCATTAGCGTATAGACAATATACATCAATGATGGCCAATAGTGTATACGAAGGAGCAGACGTTGTTAATCAAATACTTAGTGAAAGTGAAGACTATTATTCAGAAGGAACAGCTTACTTAGTAAGAGTAACAACAGGTTATTGGAAATCACAAAGAAAATTAGGTCATCTAACTAAGATAGATGATAATGGTGAAGTTACAAATGAAATTGTAACAGAGGACTATAAAGTAATTAATAATCCAATATATGATACTAGACTTTTTAAAAATAAAAGTAAAGACAATTTAATATTTGGAGATCATATAGATTGGATATGGACTAACGAAGTTTGGGGTGGTGTAAAAATTGGACCAAATATCCCTAGTTATTGGGGCATGAATAATCCAGATGGGTTTACGCCACTTTATATTGGTATAGATAGAAGTACATTAGGACCACTTAAGTTTCAATTTAAAGGAGATAATTCTTTATATGGATGTAAACTTCCAGTAGAAGGTGCTGTATTTTCAGATAGAAATACAAAATCAACTGCTTTACTTGATTTAATGAAACCATATCAAATTGGATATAACATTGTAAATAATCAAATTGCAGATATTTTAGTTGATGAACTAGGTACTATTATTATGCTTGATCAGAATACATTACCAAAACATTCACTTGGTGAAGACTGGGGTAAAGGTAATTATGCTAAAGCATATACAGCAATGAAGAATTTTCAAATTCTTCCATTAGATACTTCAATAACTAATACAGAGAATCCACTTAATTTCCAACATTTCCAAAAATTAGATTTAGAACAAACTAATAGATTAATGGGACGAGTACAGTTGGCTAATTATTTTAAACAACAAGCATATGAAGTAATAGGTGTTAATCCACAAAGAATGGGACAACAACTATCTCAAACTACAGCCACGGGTGTTGAGCAAGCAGTGAGTGCATCTTATGCACAAACAGAAATGTTTTTTATACAACATTCAGATTATCTAATGCCTAGAGTACATCAAATGCGTACAGATTTAGCACAATATTATAATTCTACAAAACCTTCGTTAAGATTAAGTTATACAACATCTTTAGATGAAAAGGTTAACTTTCAAATAAATGGTACTGATTTGTTAATGAGAGACTTAAATATATTTGCAAGCACAACTGCAAATCATAGATCTATATTAGAGCAACTTAAGAATTTGGCAGTAAATAATAATACTACAGGAGCTTCTATTTATGACTTAGGTAAGATTATGCAATCTGATTCTGTATCTGAACTTAACCATGTTCTTAAAGATTCAGAAGAAAAAATTCAACAACAGAAACAACAAGAACAACAATCAGCTCAGCAAATGCAAGAACAACAAATTCAAGCACAAGCTGCAGAAGAGAAAGCTAAATTAGATCATGAATCAACAGAGGCTGAGTTAAATAGAAGAAGAGATCTTATGGTTGCAGAAATTAGAGCTTCTGGCTTTGGAGCAACAATGGATATTAATGAAAACCAACAATCTGATTTTCAAGATTCCATGGCTCAAATGAAACAGAGCGAACAATACCAAGATCAAATGCAACTGCAAAGAGAAAAGGAATCAAACAATATTACTAGTGATGCTAACAAAAATCAAATTGAAAGAGAGAAAATTCAAGCTCAACTTCAGATGAAAGATACAGATTTACAAATAGCTAGAGAAAACAAAAATAGGTTTGATAACAAATCTTCTAAAAGTAAAGAAAAGTAACTTAGCTATATAATGCAAAAAATCATCATCTTTAGATGCAGTTATTTTAAATTTTAGAAGTTTATCTCTATAAATTTCCATATATTAATATTAAGCAATTAAAACCAACAAAAATGGCTCAAGAAACAAAAGAAGTGATAGACCTTATTGATAATACAACAGTACAAGAAGCAAATATTGATATAGACGCAATGTTTGGACAACCTGGTGCAGATAGTATTATGCTACCGGAAGATGGTTCAGAACCTCTACCTGTAGAGAAAAAACCAAATATATTCTCAAAGGAAAAAGTAAATGTAAATTTCCTTGATGATAAGAAACCTAGCTTAACAGGTGAAACAACAGATGAAACTCCTCAAACAGAAGAAGAGGCTGAAGAAGTTAAAGTTGAGATGGATGAGTTAGATAAACTTATTAATGAGGAAGAAGATGGTGGTAATGTAGGTAGGCCAAAACTTGATAAAGATGGTTTATATGATCTTACTACTAAAATGATTGAAGCGGGGACTCTTATTCCATTTGATGATGGGAAAGAGTTAGAAGACTATTCAGTAAAAGATTTTAGAGAATTACTAGAAGCTAATTTTCAAGAAAGAGAAAATAAAGTTGCCGCATCAATGCCAACTGAGTTTTTTAATTCACTTCCTGATGAACTTCAAATTGCTGCTAAGTATGTAGCAGATGGAGGGCAAGATCTAAAAGGATTATTTAAAACACTATCACAAGTAAGTGAAATTGTAGATTTAAGTTTAGATATTGAAACACATCATCCAGAAATTGCAAGACAATATCTACATGCTACTCAGTTTGGTACAGCAGAGGAAATTGAAGAGCAGATATCTGAATGGGATGATATTGGAAAGTTAGATGCAAAAGCTTCACAGT